TATGCCGAAAATCTGTGATCCACAACGTGCTTCCAACAATGAAGATATTGATTTTCTGATTGATTGAAAATGATGCGTGGATGATCCTGTTTCCATTTGTTTCAGCAGATCCCCACTTGCAACTCCACCGGTCAGCAAACCCACCTTCGACAAGTTCATGACCTTTCCCACAAGGTTCGTTCCCTTCATACATCTGTTCTGTGTAGTTTGGGAACGATGAAAAAAGATACTTAAACATCTTTGTCCTGTTTCAGCAGCTTCAACTTCTTTTCAAGACTTTCTTTGATTGCTTCAGGGCAACCGTCTTTTACAGTCCAATTAAAAAGTTTCTTGTCGATCCACTCTTTTTCTTCTTCTGTGAAAACTATGTGCATTATTTATACCACCTATCAAGGAATTCCCCGAAAGCCTTCCCGAATTCACTGTTGCCACCAGATGTGTATTCAGCAAAGCCTTCTGCAAACAATTCCAGTTCATTTGTTTGTGAATATTCGGAAGCACCCTTCAAATTAGCAAGTGAAACCAATTCCGTTTGATATTTATGCCGTTCGTCCCAATATGCCTTGTCAGCGGCCTTCCATTCATCAAATGTCTTGAAATTGATTTTCCAGTCATCCACATTATGATGATACTTGCTGGAAATGTTGTTTTCAATATAGGATTGCACATTGTGTCCGAATTCATGTCTGACAATCGTTGAAAAACTACCATCACCACGAACATTGAAATCAGTTGTCATCAGTTCAAGACCTTCACGCAGACCGTGTTCGTAATCCTGGAACAATCTTTGGTTGAAGTTGAAACCACCGTTTGCCGATAACAGTCCATCATCTGTCAGGCCAATGTTGAAAACTGTCTTGAATTTTTTTCCTGTGAAATCTTCAATTTCATAGGATTTGAGTGCCGGATATTTCACAAGCATTTCTTCAAGCGTAGTCTTCACTTCATTGAAGGCCCGTAAATCAACGGTTTCAAGAACTTTATTGTCAATCGTGATTCCGGTTTTCTTTGTCCACTCGACAACCTGTTCTTTGGTCTGAAATACCGGTGTTGCATTCAAAGCATTTTGAATGATTTCATCAAACTGTTCATCGTACTTGTTTTTCAAATCCCTGTAATTGTCCAAAGCTGTTTGATACGATTCATCACTATCAAAATTTCGTTTCTTTGGCCTGATGGGTTTTTCTATGGTTCCAACAGAATGCACACCAGAAGCCTTCAGATACTTCCCCTTGAAGTCCTCAAAATCCTTTGTCTTGTCCAGACCAAAGAATTCAGCACGTTCCTTCAAGGTCTGAAGTTCATCTTCCCCCAAAGCCCACCTTGCCCTGGTCAGGGATTCACACCGGCAGTTGCAGTCTTCAGCAGGATCATTGAAGTCACCGGGATACATGGCTTCCTTGCCATCCATTTCAAATGGTTCATCCACTTCCCGGATCTGACCATCCAGTTTCCTGTGTGTCTTTCGGGTTTCACCGTCCAGGGTGGAATTCCACTGCTTCAGCACATCTGCACCCTTTTCCTTTGCTTTGACCTGGACATCCCTGGTGGATGCCTGCTTGATCCGATGGGTTTCCGTCAGAACAATCGTCCTGGCCCTGCTTAGTGGTGCTTTCGTGGTGTTTGCAATATTCCTGGTTATATCCTCATAGGACATATCTGAAGCAAGGCCCCGGCTGATCTCTGCGCTGATAGACTTCTTCAGCTTCTTCACATCCACACCAAGGGAATTATACAGACCACCACTGATCTTGGAATCTGTCATCACAGCCCTGACCGCTTCCTTGGGATCAATGGGCATGATCAACGGCACACCCTGACCAAACAGGTCATAAGTCGTGCCGATAAATCCGCTGGTGTAGCTGTCCTTCAGGAACTGATCTATCGTGCTGTATTCTTCTGAATGCAGCTTGTCCAGAATACCGGATACCTGACTTTTCAGGGCCTTCTGGTGTTCGATACGGTAGATCCTGGATTGTGTCAGTTCATCGGACTGCAAAATCCTGATCTTGGTGTTGATGTCATTCAGTGCAGCCGTGTACTGCTTTTCAATCTGTTTCAGGACTTTCTTTTCAGCTTTTAACTGCGACTGAATGACTTCCTTCTGTCGCTTATTCAATCACATCACCGCCAACAGGATCATCTTCAGGCTGAATGGCATCCAGTGCAGTCTGCACCTGGTAGGGATCCCCTTCATCCTGATCAGGAAGTTTGTCTTTGATCTCATTGTAGTCAATGTCCAGTTGTTCGCAGATCTGCTTCATCAGGGTTTCATTGTCCAGATAGGAAGCGATATTCAGCAGGGTTCCGATTTCCGTCTGCTTCCGCTGGGCTTCTGTCAGTTCAACTTCTGCATTTTCCTTTGCATTGGTTGGGATGTCCTTTTCAAACACGAAATAGACATCCTTCTGCTGATAGTCCGTACCTTCCCGGTCATTGATTTCCTTCAGCACCACCTTCAGCAGCTTTCTCATGAACTGCTTCAGCCGGTTCTTCAGCTTGTTACACTTCAGATCAAGCAGGGAATAGGCCGTCTGAATTGCAAGGTTGGTGGTTGCATTGGTGTCCTTCAGACCGGCAGTGTTCAGGGCCATACCGAAACGATAGATGTTTTTTTCGTCCAGTTCCAGCTTGGTCTGTCTGGCCTGATAGGGGATGTCGATGGTTCTGATGTCCACACCACCATCTTCATCCACGCCAATGTGCTTTTTGGTCTTGATGTTGACCATCAGTTCGTCCAGGTTGTTGCCGGAAAAGCCCTTGACCACGTAAAGGGCTTCATTGGTGTCCTGGATGTTATTGGACAGCCCACAGGACATCAGATCATAGTCATCAATCAGGGCCTTGATAGGCTTCAGGCCGCTGAATTGCTTTTTATTGTTATCAAACCGGAAAAAGGGAATGAACCCATACCCTTCAAAGTATGTGTCTTCATCCCCTTCGTTCTTCCATATGATATGCGGTCTTGGGTTGATCTTTTCATCTGCATCCTTTGTGATCTGACCGTCATCCACCTGACAAAAGAATTCGGTCTGCTTATCGTCCCATACCTGGATCCGTCTGACTTTCTTGCCTTCTTTGCCGATGTTGTCAATGTAATGGAAGATGACATATTCACAGCCGTCATCGGTTTCCTTTGCCTTGACTTCCACCACACCCAGGCTGTCTGCACAGGAAAAAGCAGTTCTGTCTTCAGCGTTTTTGTATGCGTACATATTTTCAAAGCCTTTGGCAACAGCACCAGTGAGAACATCGGTCAACTCTGTCACAAAGTCTTCGTTTTCGTTGAAGTAGGCATCCAGTTCGGCCTGAAGTTTGGGATCATCGGACTTCACAAAGCCACCTTCACCAGACAACAGATACTGGACAGTCTGATCCACATTCTCTGTGAAGAAGGGATGACAGATCTTGATGTTGCTTTTGGTCTTGTCTTCCTTCAGTTTGCCATCAGCATCAAAGAAGAAGATCCGAAAATCCTTGATGTCGTGATCTGCTTCATAGTATCGCTGACCAACCCTTGCAAACTGCTTCTTTTTGCTTGAAGCATCGTTGTCAATCAGGGTTTTGATTTCTTGTACAGTTAGCATATTTGTTCCCCCATGTTTAATTCATCCAGCCGCCGCCTTTGCGCCAGGATTCCACCCCATATCGCAGGGCAGCCATTGCATCGTCCTGGAAGGCAACGGGAATGTCCAGGTATTCCCCGGTCTTTTCGTCCTTCTGCCATTTCCACTGCTGCAATTCCTTGATGGTATTCACACAAGACGGATGGACAAAGATGTTTCTTTGCTTCAGCCAGTCGATCTGACCGGTGATATAGGTTTTGTCTTTGGCCCTTTTGGTCTTCTTCACTGGCTTTGCTATGAATCCAGCATTCTTCCACATCTTGATTCTGTCGGGTTCTGCTGAATCGCACCACATGACCTTGTTTTTGGGGATGTCAGCATTTTCAGCAATCGGGATGATCTCTGTGGTGTCCTTCTCAAAGACATACACTTCTTTCAGGATGTAGACATTCCCATCCTTCCAACCAAGCAGCAGGATTGCATTTGCATGGTTGAAACCAAAGTCCTGTCCAATGGATATGCCGTCATAGTCATCCAGGTCTTGTGATATTTCTTTGACTTCCCAATTCTTCAGGATCAGACCGCCGATCTCACCCCATTCACCAAGGCCGTATATCCTGTAACCTTCAGGATCCACGATCTTTCTTCTTTCCATGCGCCGCTTGTAGGCATCATCACAGAAATGATTCATCAGATATGTGGAGTGATGACACAGGACATCAGGATCTGGAATATCAAAAAAGACCTTCTTGATCCAGTGGTTTTTGTTCACTGGATTGAAGGTCAGTCTAATTTGATAGAATAGACCGGCAGGCAAGATGCCACGCAAACGGTCATCAATGATTTCAAAGTCAGCTTGTGTCAGTTCGGTTGCTTCTTCACACCAAACATCGGTCAGCTTGCCTTTCTGGAATGTGATGGACTTCAGCTTTTCACGTTGCTTTTCATCGTTCATTCCTCTGAAGATGATCTCATTGCCGTTTGCCTTGCAGGTCATCTTCAATGGGGACATATTGATCTTCCAGTATTGGTCAGCCTTATCACCAAACATCCGGTAAATAGCACCGGACAGTTCTGCAAAGGTGCTGTCACGGTTGGTGATGTCTGACTTTCTGATACAGACAAGGTTCCTGCCCTTGTCATTCATCAAACGGATGATATAGTTTGCAGCGGTGTCAACGCTCTTACCGGAACCGGCAGAACCTTTCATGACAATGTACCGCTTGTCGCTTTCATCCACTTCTGCAAAGCAGGCATTCAGTTCCAGGTTCAGATCCATGAAGCATCACACCCTTTTCACGGTGATGTTCAGATCATAGTCAACATCCTGCTGCACCTTGTCAGTGAACATCATGTGCGCCCTGCCAAGCATTTCAGCGGCCTTCAGCCTGTCCCTGGCAGATACTTCAATATTTCTGACCGACTGCATACCATCACCAATCAGATATAAGACCTGTTCTTTGTGTTCTCCACGCATCACAGATGTCAGATATTCCAGGACTTCCTGTGCATCAGCGGTCTTTTCGGAATGTATTCGTTCGATTTGTTCATCAATGTATGCTTTGACTTCAACATTCTTCAACAATCGCTGACCTTGACTGTATGCTGTTTTTTCTGAATATCCGGCTCTGATTGCGGCCTGTGTTGCGTTCATGTCAGTCAGGTATTCATCACAGAACCGCATCTGTTTTTCCGTCATTTTCTTATCTGCCACAATCATCACCTTCTTTCAAGCAGATTCCCCTTCTTTTTGGGAAAACAAAAACCAGACAGGGGAAGGAGTAAAAAACCCTGTCTGGTCAGAATAAGTTTTGTTTTCTTTTGCAGTATAATACTATCACAGCGAAAATATGAAATTCTATGAAATCTAGTGAAAACTTTTCGGGTTCCGCTCGAAGATTATTTTTTATCTCCTAGCAAGGCAGATAGTTTTTCAAGAATCCAGATTGCAAACTTAAAGAAACCGGATGCAAGCAGAATTTCTTTCAAGCCTTGCTTCAGTTCTTCCTGTGCTTTGATCATGGCTTCCACAGGGCAATCATCAGAAGGCTTCCCGTCAAGCGCACAATCAACCGTTTTGTCGCAAAACATACACCCTCCATATTTCATCGGCTGTTCATTATCCTTTCCACTTCCGACAGTGCATCACCGTGGATGTAGCAGGCGTTTCTGTAGCAGCAGCCCAATTCCACCGCCGCTTGTTCCAGGGTTGCAAACCGGAAATAAACCTTGAAAAGCAGTTTCACTTGGTCAGGATCCTTGATCTGTTCGATGACTTTCCTGATTTCAACCTTCTTATCCACCAGTTCATCAACTTTTTCGTTGATGTTCCGCTCGATTTCAAGGATCTTGTGGGTTGTCTCATTCAGCCTGTCCCGTTCTTCCCCACCGGAAACACGTTCTGTTCCCCAGGAAGATGTGATCTTTTCACGCAAGGCCACGAATTCTGCTTTTTCTTCCAGCAGGTCGAAAATATGTGCATCCAGCATCTTGACCTGCGACAGATATTCCTGGGCCTTATTCGGTTCTTTCTTTGCCATCTGTATCACCTTCTTTCAGAAGTTCGGGGTTGTCGTGGACGACCTCAATATCTTCGACCTCGTAGATGTCCCAACAAATATAATCATCCGAATCGCTTATGCGGAATCGGGCGTTTCGCTCATCATAAACAATTCTGCCGATCCTGACGCCCGCTCCCCCGTGGACAAATTTGCGCTTGAATCTCACGGTATCGTTCTCAAAAATCCGCTTGCCGTTCTTGTCCAGCAGGCCGGTGAACTGGCCGACGGTGGCGGGGTCAACGTAATCGCCAAGCGAGTTATGTTTCCCGTGGAAGATAGTTGCTGGATACGGGTCACTTTCGGGGAAGTAAGCACCCTCGATCCACTCACCATTATCCATGCGTTTGCCACGAAACAGGATTTCACGCATCACTTCCACCTTCTTTCAGCAGGTCTGCCAGCTTCGACATTTCGCACAGGCAACAGTGCCGCTCGGCAAGGTTCTTTTTGTCCTGGCAGATCATGGCCCATTTACAGCAGTAGTTGCAGACATCGTTCCTGACTTTCTTCAGCAGTTCTGTCAGGCAGTCTTTATGTATCACGATCCCGGCAGTGACAGGTTCACCGCACAGTTTACATTCAGGCATCGTTGCACCTTCCTTTCTTCAGTCGTTCCTTCAGGATCTGGTTCTTCTCGCAGGTGGGGCAGATGTACTTGTCATACGGATCAAAGGGTTCCAGCCGTGACACGTTCCATTCCTGCTTGCACTTCCAGCATTTGCGATACACCCTGCCGGAAGTGATGACCGTGTTGGTCATCACTGTTCCTCCTTTGCAACAGGAAGGTCATCCCACCAGCCTGCCACATAGTCACCCAGGCCAAAGAACAGGGACACAAGGAAAACCAGGGCAGCGACAGGGCCAGACAGACCGGGAATC